AGCAGGTAGGGTTTTAGAGCAGGGCTCTCTATCTTATCGAAGCGATAAGACAGCATCGGCATAGGCCTTCCAGCCTATGCCACCAAGAAACAAATGTTTCTCGGCCCCTGGAAGAAAGTCCCAGTTAGGGACGAACCTCCAGAGAATTGAGAAGTTCCTTCGTTCTAATCGAACAGAGGACCTTCCGTCCCTAATGTAGCCAGCGAGCACGCCGATTAAAATACCGTTACCGTTGTAATTAAACTTCGGATACGGCTTCTTTCTCTGCGTGTCAACAGTTGATTCATCAGGAAATTCGATACTCTTCCCTCGAATAGTCAAGGCCTGATATCCATCAGACCTGGTATTGAGGTTATAATATCGAACATCTGCATATTCACGACTGACCTTAAAACCGTCCGTATCGTTTGCAGTATATGGCACCCTAAGCTTACGCTTAGAGCGACTATACAGCAAATTCAACGAACTTATTAATGAAAAGTCGTGTTGTGCAGACCAGCGAAGCAACCTGTTGTAAGCTGAATACACGTCAGCATCGTCGCGAAGGTGTTTGATGTATACTCCGCGGATGTCTTTACCGCGGTAGTAATCACCTCCACACGATTCACGAAAGTGACCGCTATTGAACGACTTGTCCGTGTTCACCGTGAAACCAAAGACCTGAAGCATCTTCGAGACAAAGTCATAAGCCGATTTCTCGACTATGATATCATCTCCAAAGACGCCAAAGTTCTTGGTTCCATCTGGACGACGTATGGGTAAACCCAGCGCCATATAGCAGGCTTCCACAAGACTCGCGAAGATGATCGTTTGCAGGGGAAACGTAAAACCGTTTCCCATGCTTGAGATCATATGTAGCTCTAACTCTTTACCATCTGGAAGGATAGTAAGAGGTGATCTAGCGTAATTGAGCAACCTTACAACGTAAGGTGGAAATAGCTCAGCTACAAGAGACCTAGAGATACAGTCAGAAGCAGAAGAAAGATCAATAGTGGCATATTTACCACTGTAAGACCCTTCAGCTGCCAGGCTTCTGTTTATAAGAGGCTGCACGGATAAATCGACTTGAAATCGACTTCCGAGTTGAACCTCTAAGAAGCCTCCGATTCCTTTCTGAAAGAACATGTTCAGAACGGGTTCGGTACAGATGCTTCGTGAGATATCTGACGTTTTAGGAACAAAAGACAAACGGCTACCGGGCACAATAGTGTCTCCATGGGTCCGATGTCGCAGAAGTTCTGCGCTAGACCATGTAGGATGTCCACCTATTACGGACCGATACAATCGGTTAAGAGAAAGAGATGTGCTAGTCAACTGAGAATCAAACAACTTCGTATAGAAGTTATAAGACTCACAGCCGATACTAGCACCGGGTCCTACTCCGGCCTCCAGAAAGATTTCTGAGAGTCCAAGAGTAAGACACGGTCCGCTATGGAAGATTGAGTCAAGAATCAGTTTTACCTGATTAATAACTTGGTCTTCAAACAAACCCTCAGGCCTTAAGGTAAACTGGGAACAAGACTCATTACATGCAAGGAATTTCTCCAGGCATTTTTGATCTTGTTCAGGCGTTGTCGCCTCTTCGTAAAGAAACTTCTTACGAAGTGAGTTCGCCAGAGACACTCGGGCTGCGGTCCTGATACTCATATCAGAAGTGATCATGATATCAGGGGCATCAATTTCTCGAAGCAGTAGCTGAAACAGTTGATCAGCGAAATTTCGCATAATCATACGCTCCGATGTAAAATTGAGAAAGTCAGGAGGCAGGTTTAAAGCCGAAATTCAAAGCGTACCAAGTAATCTCATCCTTACGGATGGGCATCTCAGACTCTTTTAACTCGGCGATAGACCTGACTTGCTGCCTAGACGCTAGCATTGCATCAGCAAGGTTTGTAGCTTCTGCGGCTGTCACATCAAGTGGCAGACGTAGTTGCTTAGCCTTTTTGAAGCGAGTAGACGCTAGTTCTTTCTCGAAAAAGCGGATAATCTCAGTATTCAGCCTCCAAACTTTGTTTCCGAAAGTTTCATCCTTTTTAAACAAAGGGTAAAACTGTTCGGATTCAAAATGATAGAGAACGAATCTGGACTTACCAACAAGCCCCCAGAGCCTCGTGTCGACGGCTCTGACGACCCATAACAGATGTTCAGCCGTTCTAATTCGCACGTGAGTGCGCGTGAGATACGGTTGTTCATGATTACGAGGACCATTAACCTTCCCGGACAAAAGATCGTCCAGAGTGTTAACAGTTCCGTTAACCGTGAACTGAAATGGGACTAGGACGAGTTCGAAGACAACTTCGCTTGTTTTCATTACGACTCCTTACAAAAGGGTTAGTTTACATCACTCCGCTAATAAGTGTGTCTCCGACGCCAGCAGACTGCTGAGCAACAGAGCCAAACAAAGCGGATAGAGCGCCGCGAATATTCGCAGGATCGGCTGTGTCCGACCCAGCAGGAATGTCCATGGTTAGGACAAGCCTAAGGGTCGAGTACGGCTGCCCAGCAAGAGGTAATACGCCCTTTCGGACGATTATCTTGTGGGTATTAACTGGGACACTCGGCAAAAGTCCAGTCACCGGGTTAGGTTTACCAAGAACTTTATTGTTCTTGGGCTTAACATAGGTGATGGTAAACGGCGACGATACACTGTGCGCCGTGACGCCGGTTTGCGTGCCACCAAGTGCCGTAACGGCTACTTGCTTTCCGTTTACATCCGGGGCCACATCGACCACGTGTGTATAGGTAGGTGAGGTAAAGCCAGTTTGTGCGCCACCCGTTATGGGCGACGTTAAAGTAAAAGCCATAGGCTCCTTTATTACTTTCGATAAGGGGTTATGGACCGGGCACCCAAGGAAAGCGCTGCCATGTTAATCCATTGGACAGGCTTGCCAGGTATGTTGAACTCTAGTTTTGGATAATCCAAATTTGCTAGAGCTCGACGCTGCACCACGGCGCGGGTTGCAACACGTGAACCCAGACTACTACCTTCTATGGAAATTAAATCCTTAGAGCTAATTGCTGAATTAACTGCCGTAGTGTTGACGGGATAATAGACTTCTTGCCTACCTTCAATAACAGTTGACTTGTTTTTCCAAGTCAAGTTGCTCTTGTCGGTACACGAGTAGGCTAAGATATCGCCAACATTCGAAAAGTAATCCACCAAGAAACTCCAAGGGAGTAGTTCCCAAGCAGTTGGAACGAAACCTAGAAGACTAGACGGTGCTAGTCCTGAAAGCTCTGCCAATCTCTTGGCAGACCCAACTGGGGCAGTAGCTTTATACTCGAGCCCGACTCTGTAAATCACCTTCGAACTGCCGTAATTTCTAGTGTTAATTAAATGATAACAATAGTTATTAACGACAGACGGAGTTGACTGAGGAGCGGACGCGAGCAGCTCCGAGTACGCAAATGACTTTAGTGAGGCACGTCGATAAAGAATTCCTTCTTTCTCGAGTTCCCACCGGGCCATTGTTTCGGCGGCATCCTTGATATCATTAATCAAAGGTTTCCACCCAAAACTGTACTCAAGCCACGTATCTGCTAAGATCTGTTTGAGACGATGCTTAGGAGCTCTACCTTTTCTTTTACTTAAGGCAGAGATATAACCTCCAAGACCTTCTCTCAGGGTTCTCGCAGGACGTGTAATCATTCGTATAACCTCGTTCAGTTCACCCAGAAAAACACCGCCCATAAAATGGTCGTTGGTTTTCTGAATTTTCCTCGCGAGGAACACGAGTGCCGAGTTGTTCGCCGACGTAGTATCACCCGTATCCGAAAAACCGAGAGCAGCAGGAGTGGCAAATTGCCCATTAATCCTGGTGAACTCGACTCTTTGGCTAGGGCGTGGTTGACCGAGCGGATACCAGAAAGTAACTTTCATGTACCCAGGCTCGACCACACAATTCTGAATTACACCATCAAACGGCGTAGTTGCAGAAGAGTTATTCCTGACTTGTGTTCTCCAATTTGGATTATACTCGCCAGTTTTAGTCTTCTCCAACTTCACGGTAGTCGAGCTCACCACATTGTCTACAGGAGGTCCGGCGAACCGGTTACTGTAGGAATATGATGAGTTTTCGTATCGTGATGTCGTTTTCGTGTAAGCCAAAATATTAACTCCGTGTGAGAAATCACATAAGAACCACACTTTTCATGTGGCGTCGGAGAGAGCTGTGCCATGCGCATTACTGCGCCGGGCTGCATACCTCACGGTATGC